GGGGAGGCGATTCATCGACGCCATGGTTACCAAAACCTCTATGGGGTACCCAATTGGGGGTCCCAAATCTCGTCATCTGGTAGATTTACCACCAACAGACGAGCACTCATGTCCTCGCGACTTCACTCCTGAGATTCAAGCCGAAATCGCACGGGTGCTTACTACTGCTGATGCAGGTGAGTCACTCAATATGATTTTTGGGGCTAGTCTTAAGGATGAGCCAACGAAGTTAACCAAGGATAAGGTGCGTGTTTTTCAAGCCGCGCCATTAGCTCTTCAGTATGCAATTAGGAAGTACTTTTTACCTGTTGCACGTTTTATGTCACTGTACCCCTTGGTGTCTGAGACAGCTGTTGGAGTTAATTCACACGGGCCAGAGTGGGACGAACTCTCTCGCTTTATGGCTAAATTTGGGGATGACCGAGTTATTGCTGGGGACTATTCTAAATATGATCTCCGCATGCCCGCACAGCTAACTATCTCTGCGTTCGCTATCATGATTAAAATAGCAACTTGGTCGGGTAATTACACCGCATCAGATCTTAAAAGAATGCGCGTGATTGCCCACGATGTATGCACACCATTGGTTGCTTATAATGGAACTCTTATTAGGTTTCTAGGCACCAACCCTTCGGGACAAAATATGACCGTATACATCAACAGTATTGTAAATTCACTCTTGCATCGCATCTGTTTCTATGAAGCGTATTCACCTGCAGAGTTGAAAACAATTGGTAAAGAACTATCTTTGGGGCGTGCTGCACGCTTCAGAGACCTCGTAACACTAATGACCTATGGCGATGATGCCAAAGGGTCCGTACGACCTGGTTACGACAAATTCAACCACGTGTCAATGGCGGAAACACTTGAAGCCAACGATATGAAATTTACCATGCCTGACAAAGAGTCTGCACCTCGACCCTTTATGTCCCGATATGAAGCTGATTTTTTGAAGCGAAAGGACAGATATGATGAGGATCTTGGTGTGTATGTAGGAGTGCTCGAAGAAGCCTCCATTTTTAAGTCCCTCCATTCTATCTTGGAATCAAAGGAGGTGACGCCTGAAGAAGTGTGTACTCAAAATGTGGATGGAGCCCTCAGAGAGTGGTTCTTTCATGGCCGTGAGGTATTTGAATCTAGGCGAGAACAGAT